GCATCGTGCAGCAGGCACAGTTAGTGAGTACTCACTAACTGTTAGTCATAGTAGTGAGTACTTACTAACTGTGCTAGCTCCATAAGTGAGTACTTACTAACTGTGCCTCGGAAAAAGTGAGTACTTACTAACCACCCCCTCGGTTCGGGCAAGGCCCATGCTGTTGTCTGCGGCCTAAGCACACATTACTAGCGACCAAATTTTCTGAAATATGTTTATTCTTTTGTCATATCTATATCCAGAAATCCCACACGCTTGAACATTGCAACAACAACTGTTATAACGTCAGTATGAACGCCGCCCTGCCAGCTTGGCTCACCATCTCCGACGACCAGACAGCCGACGACGCTATCCCCGATAGAGTCGAGCAGCAGATCAGGCACGAACTCAAAGCCATTCCGGGTTCAGGCAACACCGCTGCAGTCATCGAACTGGAGAAGCAGTCGTTTGGCATCGCGTTCGAGCAAGCCCTTGAAGCGTTGGCCGGCGGGACGACACTGACCGAGTTCTGCCACAACTACCATATGCCGATGTCCCCTGTCCGGTTCCGGACGTGGATGCTCCAAGACCAGCGCCGGAAGAATGCCTACTATGGCGCGAAGGCGCTATGGGCCGAAGCACTGGAGGACGAACTCATCCGCATCAGCGATGGCATCGGGCCGGATGGGCAAACCCCGAACCCCAATCAGCCGAGCCTGCCGGAGGACGTCCAGCGCAGCACGCTGCGCATCCAGACCCGCAAGTGGATCATGGAGAAGTCGAACCGCAAGCGGTATGGCGACGTGAAACACATCGAGCAGACCACGACGAACACGACGACGATCGATGTGGCAACCATGAGCACAGAAGACCTGAAGCGGTTCGTGCTGCGTCAGGCCGGGGCCGACGCGCTGGACGCATCGTCCCTTGACGACATGCTCTCGTCCGCCGATGACCAGCCCTAACCCTACCCCCCGCGTCGACCCCCGCGTCGACCCCCGCGTCGACCCCCGCGTCGACCCCGACCTGCTCGCGGCGCTGCGGGCCATCGCGGAGCGCGAGAAGTCCATCGCGTCCCTGCAGAACTTCGCCAGAACCTACGTCGGCGTCGAGCCGGCGCTGCACCATCGGCTGATCTGCGATGCCGTCGATGACCTCATGGGGTTCAACAACCACATCGACCCGTCGCGCGAGTTCGACGTGCTGGTGGTCATGTCGCCGCCGGCGAGCGCCAAGAGCACCTACATCTCCATCGCCGCGCCGGCTTACATCGTCGCGCGCCAGCCGACCACCCGCATCATCAGCGTCAGTCGGGCCGCCGAGCTTGCCAGCGAGTTCGGGGGACGGGTCAAGAACGTCGTGGAGTCTCCCGCGCTCCAGCTTGCCAGCCCTGTGGCCATCGCTGCCGACACGCGCGCCAAGGACAACTGGAAGACGACGCAGGGCGGCGGGTACTTCGCCGTTGGTGCCAGCGGGGGTGTGCTCGGCAAGCGGGCGGACGTGGTCATCTGCGACGACATCCACGCCTCGTTCGAGGACGCACAGTCGGAGTCGCAGCTTGCGAAACTCCGCAACTGGTTCGAGGGCGACCTGCTGTCCCGCCTGACACCCACCGGCAAGCTGATCGTCATCGGGCAGCGGCTCAACCCCAACGACATCATCGGGTTCGTCATGCGCCGCGCCGAGAACAACCCGCGCATCCGCATCCGGGTGCTCAAGTTCACCGCCGAGTGCGCCGACCCCGACAACGACCCGCTCCATCGTTCCCTCGGCGAGCGCATGTGGCCGGAGTTCTACACTGACAACTACCTGCACGACAAGAAGCAGGACGACTTCATCTGGCGCACGCTCTGGATGCAGGAACCACCCTCGGACACCGGCAGTTGGGTCAGCACTGAGAACATCCGCCATCGCCCGACGCCACCGTCCGCCCACGACCCGGCCACGCCCAAGTACGCCGCCAGCGACCTTGCGCTGTCCGTCAATACCGGCGACTACACGGTGCACTTCATCGTCGCCGTGGACACCAACGGTGACTGGGACATCATCGATGCCCTGCGCAAGCGGGTGGACTCCGACCAGTCGGCGACCGACATCGTTACCCTCGCCCAGACCTACAAGCCGCGCGAGTGGCTGATCGACGATGACAACGCGAGCAAGGTGTTCGCCCACCTTGTTGCAACGAGAGCACGCACCACCGGCACGCCGATCAACTGGAAGCCGCTGCCGATCCGTGGGCAGGACAAGGAGACACGGGCTGCCGCGCTGCGCGGACAGTTCAAGCGCAACAAGATTTACTACCCCGCGGACGCGCCGTTCGCCGGCTGGCTGACCAAGGAGATTCTGACCTTCCCGAACGCCACCGGCAGCGGGGTCGACGACGGCATCGATGCGTTGTCCCTCCTCGGTCGGCGCATGGCGTTCATCTCACCCGCGGTGACCGTCGTTGCACCACCCGTCAAACAGGGATACAGTCTGAACGATTTGTGGGAAACCCTACCTCAACAGTCATCAAGGATGTGAAATGAGCCACGACGCCTACACCACTGCCAGCAAGATCAAGTCGATCGAGGAAACCGGCAAGACACCGGAGTCCAAATATGGGCGCTGGAAGGACGAAATCACGATGGCGGAGAAGGAGTTTCGCAACTTCCAGACCCGTGGTCGCACTACCGTCCGTCGCTTCAAGGACGAACGGGACTCCGTGGACGGCAGCGAGCGCAAATTCAACATCTTCACGACCAACGTCGAGATCATGAAGTCGTCCCTCTACGCCAAGCTGCCCAAGGTGACTGTTTCCCGCCGCTTCGGTCAATCTAACGACGATCCGGCCCGTGTCGCCAGCATGATGCTGCAGAACGCCATCATGCAGGACATCGACGAGCCGGAGTGCAACTTCGGTCAGGTCATGCGGGACGCCATCGAAGACCGCCTCGTACCGGGTCTTGGCTGCGCGTGGCTGCGTCTGGAGACTGACACCGAGGAGAAGACCCTCGAAGCGCAGATCGACCCTGTCACGGGCGAAGAACTGCAGGCCGCTGCCACCTATGAGGAGGTCAGCCGTCAGGAGGTGATGATCGACCACGTGTTCTGGGAAGACTTCCTGTACTCACCCTGCCGCACGTGGCGCGAGCGCCGCTGGATCGCCCGCCGGGTCTACATGGACCAAGACGCGCTGGTCGCCCGCTTCGGCGAAGACCCCGGCAAGCAGATACCGCTGGACCACAACCCCCGGGGCAAGGACACCAACAGCAACGAGCCGCAGAACGACGTGCTCCAGAAGGCCGTCATCTACGAAATCTGGGACCGGCAGGAACGCAAGGTGTTGTGGTTGAGCAAGGCGTGGCCGAAACTGCTGGACGAGGTGGATGACCCGCTGAAACTTGAGGATTTCGATCCCTGCCCGAAGCCGCTGTTCGCCCTGACCACCACGTCCAACTGTATGCCGGTGAACGACTTTATCTTGTGTCAGGACCAGTACAACGAGCTGGACTTGGTGAACAACCGCATCAGCCTGCTGGTGCAGGCCTGCAAGGTGGTCGGCGTCTACGACGCCGGCGCAACGGGCGTGCAGCGGATGCTCCAGCAGGGCAGCGAGAACACCCTCATCCCTGTGGATAACTGGGCGATTTTCGCCGAGAAGGGTGGTGTCAAGGGCAGCGTCGACTGGCTTCCGCTGGGCGAGGTCATCGCCGCGCTCGAACGGTTACGTCAGGCACGGGATGACATCAAGGGTCAGATTTACGAACTGACGGGTATCAGTGATATCGTTCGTGGCAACACCAAGGCATCGGAAACTCTGGGTGCTCAGAACCTGAAGGCACAGTTTGCATCTGTTCGCATCCAGAAGCTGCAGGACGAGGTGGCCCGCTTCGCCGAAGAGATTCTGCGCCTGAAGGGCGAGATTATCTGCCGACACTTTGTTCCCCAGCAGATTCTCAAGCTGGCGAACATGGAGTTCTACCAGGACGCCCAAGACCCGCAGGTTATCGAATCTGCCATCCAACTGCTGAAGGGTGACCACGAAGCGTTTGAGTGGCGGGTGAATGTGCAGGCCGACAGCCTCGCCATGACCGACTACGCGCAGCAGAAGCAGGAGAAGATTGAGTTCATGAACGCCGTCGCCACCTTGCTCCAGTCGGCGGCCACCACCATGAAGGCTGTTCCCGAGTCAGCCCCCATCCTATTCGAATCGCTCAAGTTCTCCATCGCCGGCTTCAAGGGTGCTCAGGAACTGGAGGGCGTGATTGACCGCACCCTGAACGACATCATGAAGAGCATTCAGGAGCAGAAGCAGGCCGCACAGAACCAACCGAATCCCGAGATGCAGAAGGCTCAGATGCAGATGCAGATGGAACAGCAGAAGTTCCAGATGGAGCAGCAGAAGATGCAGATGGAAATGGAGATGGCGCAGCGTCAAGCCGCCTTCGACATGGACATGGAGCAGCGGAAGCAAGCGTCCGAGACAATGGCTGACCAGCAGAAACTGGCCTATGATCGTGAAACTGCCCAGATGAAACTGGAGTACGAACGTCAGATGGGCGAGATGAAGCTGGAACAGATGCGGCTGGAAATGCAGATCAAGATGCGCGGCCAGATAGCCGATATGGAAATACAGGAACAGCAACGCAATCAGGACTTGGAGGCAGCAACCACCATGCATCAGGAAAAGATGAACATGACGCGCCAGATGCACGAAGAGAAGATCGCTGCGATGAAGGCACCCAAGACTGCAACCACGTCAACCGGAAAGAAAGTGAGCGTTCAAAGTGAGTGATGTCAAAGGCCCACCGGCAGATG